TGGTCATTACATTGAACACATATTAAAACATCGTCATAAACCTTTGCACCACAGCAATCACTCCTACCACTTGTTCCGTGTTGATGTTTGTATATTTTATCTTCTTTCCAATCTTGATAACTCATAGTCCAAATCTTTTAATGTCAACCCACTCATCTAATTCATTTGAATAAGCCTTTCCGTTTATTTCTTCAAGCTCATAATACCAAGTCAATTCAATTCGTGGTGTTAATAATTTCCAATCAGGGTTTTGTTCTTCCCAATTAATTGCTCGTTTGAACCCCTTATTCGTAGAGGTATCAAATTCTTTAATGTGTAATGTTTTATCCATAATTATTTAATTAAATCAATTGTTTTTCTCCAATCTTTTAAGATTTGTTTTATATCTCGTTCTCGAGCTTCTAAATTGCGTTCTAATTCATCTATTCGTTTAACTAATGTTTCTTTATCTAATAACATTAAGTCTACAAGTCTTTGATATTCCATTTTGTATTGTTTTTAATTGGGGGGAATTACACCCCCCTGTTATTATTATTATTCTCTATTAAAATCTATGTCCTCAATTATCTCATAATTCTCCATATCTTCAATTAACCAGTTAAAAGATTTCCATGTATTATAATTTTTATCTACATAATTAATAAAATCCAAATAGATATACATTTGACTTTCTATGCTTTTAAA